ACAGTTCACTTGCGTGAAATGGATAGGATTGCTTACAAGACCGTTAGCGCGTTAATTGCTAAAGATGAATTGATGGGTGTAGAATCGTTTTTAAGAACACTTTGTGTTGAGGGCGATGTAAATGCTATTATCAGTGATTTTAAAGCATTACGTAGCGCAGCACGTACAATTTTGCCGATGTTAGAAACCGAAGCAGGTGAACTAAAAAAAAATTAGATTCGGCAAAAAAATTATTTGAAACGGATGAGTTTGCGCGTCAAAATGCACTCATCCGTTTTTATTATCAAACAGACCCAAATGCAATGAATGATGAACAATGGGCAGAAGCTATTGAAAGCATTATGTGGGTGTTAAAATTTAACGGTACAATTCAAGACAAGAAGTAATGGCAAATAATAGTGTTGAATACATATTATCCTTAAAAGATAAGTTTAGCAGTGGCATAAAATCGGCTACAAGTGAAACTGAAAAACTAAACGGTTCAATGGGTATGGCTCAAAAGTCAGCACTTGGGCTTGGTTCTGCTATTGCTGCTATTGGAGGCGGTTTAATTGCGCGTGAAATAGTAAACGTAACGGCCGCAATGGAGGGCTTGCAAAATCAATTAAACTTTGCAAGTGGTTCTGCTGAACAAGGCGCAAGAGATTTTCAATATTTGCGTAAGACATCCGAAGAGATGGGTTTGGATTTATTAAGCGCAACAAATGGTTTTGTTGGATTAGCAGCATCATTTAAGGGCACATCAATAGAGGGGCAAGCAGTAAGAGATGTGTTTGAGGGTATGGCAATGGCTTCAACCGTAAATCACATGAGCGCACAACAAACCGCGCAAGCATTTAAAGCTTTGTCAGATATGGCAGGCAAAGGTGTTGTTTCAATGGAAGAGTTAAGAGGTCAATTAGGTGATGCAGGTTTAAAGGGTGCTTTTAAAATTGCTGCTGATGCAATGCAAATGACAACAAAAGATTTAAATAAGTTTGTTTCAGATGGTAAATTAATGGCAGAAGATTTTATTCCAAAGTTTGCAGCACAACTTAAAAAAGAATTTGTAGGTGGTATGGATGCAGCAGGTGAAAGTTTAACATCACAATTAAACCGAATGAATAATGCATTTTTAGAAATTAAGTTAACACTTGGTGAATTATTAATGCCAGTTATACTTACTGTTATTGATGCAATTAGTTCATTTACAAATTTTGTTAGAGAACATGCAGTTGCTATATCGTTTTTAGTTGGTTCATTTACTGCACTTGCAGGTGCTATATTTATTTATAATTCTTATATGAAAATAGCAGCGATTTATTCAGGTGCTAAATTTATTTATGGTTTATGGTCACTTGCAGCGGCATTAGAAGGAGTAACAGTTGCACAATGGTTATTAAACACTGCAACTGCATTCTTTGCTGGATTAAGTGGTGTCGGTTTGTTTGCGGTAGCGGCAGCAGGTGTAGCAGCATTGGCAACTGGTATTTATGCAGCAAAATATGCTTATGATAAATTAAATAAATCAGTAGAAAGCGGTGTTGGTGTAGGTAGTGCTGCAAGCGCAATGAATCCAATGAAAGCGGCAGGTGCAGGCGCACCAACATCAGCAACATCACCTAAAGCCAAAGGTGGCACAGGGACAAACATTGTTGAAAGTAGAGGTGTACAAAACTTTAACATATCAATAAAAGAATTTGGCGCAGTTACTTTAAATACAACAAACATTAAAGAGGGTGCAAATCAAATCAAAGAACAAGTAGCACAGGCATTGATTGAGGCGGTTAATGATTTTTCTTTAATGGCAACTAAATAAATAAAGATATGAGTTTACAATTTATAATACCAACACCAGCGCAGAAGCAAAATGTAAGAACACTATCAAAGGGCTTTGGGCTTCCATTGGTGCAACGTGCGATTATAGCTGCGAATAACTTTAATATTAAAACAGATAAGCCCGATGGAACTTCATCTTTAGGCACACCTGTTTATGGCACATTGTTTATTGAAATGCCTGAATATACAACTTATGAATATAATGATATAACTAATGAGTATGTTGAAACACCAAACTTTTTAGCAAGTAATAAAGTAAACGGAGAAACACAAGGTTTATTTTTAAACGGTGTTATCATTGATGCAACGGTAAACAAAACAATCGTTAAAACAGAGGTAATTGATTTAAAAGGCACTGTCAAAGAATACATGGGCGAAAGTGATTTAACGATAACTATTCGCGGTTATGTGGCATCACAAAATCCCGATGAATACCCCGATGACGATGCGCGATTGATAAAATCGTATTCAAGTGCGCCAGTATCGCTAAAGGTTACAAGTGACTTTTTAAACAATATTCTTGGTGTTAGTCAGATAGTAATTGAAAGTTGTCAAATGTCGCAGCAACAAGGGCTTCGCAATGTGCAATATTTTCAATTGAATTGTGTTAGCGACATAGATTATACCATTTCTAAAACAACTAAAGATGTTTAGAATTGTTTGCCGCGTAATAATAGAGCAACAAGGCGATGGGCGAAATGATACGTTCACATTCGCATCTGTTAGCAAAGTTAGTGTTTCTAGGTCGTATGATAAGCAAACACAAACGGCATCGGTAACATTGCCGCGTAATGTCAACTACAATAAAAAAAACATTTACGAGGGTGCAAATGCAATTATGCGCAGAGGCGATAAGATTAAAATTATTGCTGCATATTTTCCAAACGAAACAGTAATATTTACAGGTTACATAAGTAAGATAAACAACAACGTGCCTGTTGAATTATTGTGCGAGGATGAAATGTTTTTATTGAAGCAAGCTATATCGCCAAATTTATCCTTTAAAAGCGTTGATTTAAACACGTTTATTGGTAAGATGCTAACTAACATCAATGTGCCATATAAAGTTGATTTAACCGCACAATTAGGGCAAATAAGATTACAAGAAGTAAGCATTGGTAAAGTGCTGCAAGTGTTACGTGACCAATATGGCTTATTTTCGTTTTTTAAAAACGGAGTGCTTCGTGTTGGATTGCCATTTTATAAAGAGGAAGCAATGAAAGCGGTTTTTTTATTTGAGAAAATGATTAAAGAGGGAATGAGTTTAACTTATCTTAAAAAGGATGATGTTAAGGTGCAAATCAAAGGCATACTAATTAAAAACAATCAGCGCGAAGAATTTATATACGGTGACCCATCTGGTGACATTCGCACAGTGTTTCAGTTAGGTGGCACAAAAGCCGATTTAGATGCAAAGTGTAATTCGTTTTTAGAGCAAGCAAACTACACTGGTTATTATGGAAGCTTTAAAACTTTTTTAGAACCATTAGTTGTGCCGGGCGATTATGCAGTTGTTGATAGTTGGAAATACCCAGAGCGTAAAGGTAAATACTTAATAAAATCAGTTACAACAGAGGTAAGTGTTACCGATGGCGGTAAGCAAACAATTGAATTAGAACGTAGAATAGCATGAGTAAAGAGGTAACCGATATAAGACAGGCAATACAAGCATTAAGTGGCTTTGGTGACCTGCAATATGAGGGTGTGGTGTGCAATGTGAGCGACATTGATTTGGCTACGTTCACTTGCACTTGCACCCCGATTAATGGCGATGCAGAGTTTTACGATGTGTTGCTAAATGCCGATGCTGATAAGGGTTTTACTTTGATACCTGCAAATGGCAGTTTAGTAATTATACAACAAACATCGCAGGCAAATGCTTATGTGACTATGGTAAGCAAAGTTGACCAAGTTTATTTGGCTGGCGATGCAAATGGGGGGTTGGTAAAGGTGCAAGTGTTAAATGCTGCATTGAATAACTTACAAACCGAAATTAATACTTTGAAAACATTAACAGGCACTGCAATAGCAGTTTATTCGGGCATATTAGATAGTGGTGTAAGTGCTGCAACATTTAACGCGGCAGTATTACCACAAATAAACATTTCACAAATCGAAAACACAACTGTAAAACATGGCAACGGCTAAAGATTTTCTGCAAAATAGCGATGGAGATGCGCTAATAGTTAACAACGATTTTGTTATTGGTGCCAGTGATGAAGACCATATTGTTGACATTATTAATTCAGCGCAAGGCGATTGGAAAGAGTATATACTTTGCGGTGTTGGTATTGATAATTACTTAAATAGTAGTGGCGCACAATTGCAATTAAAAAAACAAATATTATTACAATTAGCGCAGGATGGATTCAGTTCAATAACCGTTAACTTCAGCGATAATAATAGTTCTAATTTTGATGTCGATGCAATACGTAGTTAAGGCAGGTCAAGGGATTTATGATGTTGCCATTCAACTGTATGGCGATGCTCAATATTCGGTTAAGTTATGCACTGATAATGATTTGACAATAACCGATTCAATTGAGGGCCTTACATTGACTTATGATGACACAATAAGGCGCAATGTTGTTTCCGCTGCGATAAAACAACAGAACACACCACAACAGCCCGACAATAGTTATTTTATTAAGCAAACGCAATCGGTTTATGATTTGGCTTTGCAGTTTGGTTATGGCCTTAACCGTGTGGCTGAATTTTGCAAGCTTACAGGTTTAGATATTAATTCAACCGATGTTGGTTCACAAATAATACAAGTTACTAAAATACCAAATAATATACCATTTGGTAGTATATTTGCAACTCAATCCGAAAGCGAAGCGGCAGTAATTCCTTACTTTATTTTATTAGAGGATGGATTTTATTTGTTGCAAGAAGACGGATCTAAAATAATATTATAAATGGCAGATTTAAAAATAAGTGCATTAACAAGTGCTGGTGCATTAGCAGGCACAGAACCATTGCCGATAGTGCAAGGTGGTTCAACTAAAAAAACAACCGCGCAGGATATTGCTAATTTAAAAGCAACACCTAACCTCCAACAAGTAACTGATGTAGGATTTACAACGACAAATAAAATAGCAAGTAGCAATGGTGCTGGTAGTGCAACAATATTAAATAATGGCAATATAGACATAGCAACTGGCGATGAAACTGTAACTATTGAAGCTTCGTTAGTTACTACTGCTTACACTGCACAACTGCCTAACAAACTATCAAGCCCACAAACATTTGCAATGTTGAGTGATGTTACTGGTGGTGGTGATGTTTACCTTGCCAACGACCAAACATTTACGGGCGAAAATACATTTGCTATAGGAAGCGGTAACGACACGCCCGTAACTATTACCAAAGGCGGTAACAATGCTGGATTAAAAGTAACTAAATCAAGTGGCAGCGGTGATGCTATTGAGGTTGCAGAGGGTAGTGTTTCAATAGCCGATGAAACTGCTTCAACCATTGCAAGTTTTGATGCAAGCAAACGCATTAAATCGTTAAATACTGCAACCTATCCAAGTTTAACGGAATTAAGTTATGTTAAGGGTGTAACAAGTGCGATTCAAACGCAATTGAATGGTAAACAAGCTAAAACTTTAGCAAATTGTGCTGATGGAACACCTATTACTGGAGTTACTACTAATCAATATTCAAAAGGGTTATTGATACCTGCTAATTCAAGAGGTGCAAATGATGCCCCACAAGTTGAAATAACTGCTTTAAAAACAGGTTCAGGAGGTAATGTTACAATAAGAATGTATTGGAACACAACAAATGATTTGGCAGGCACTCCTATATTATTAGGCACATTTGGGCCTAACGCTGCAAATTCTATGGCTATGGTAAGGGTGTTAATGATTCAAGTTGCAAACGGAAGTGGAAATGCAACAAGAACATTAATTGCAACTGGAAATTCAGCAATAGGATGGGTAGCAGGCGGTGCAGCGGCTTCAACTCTTGCTATTAATTGGACTATTGATGGCTATTTAATATGTGCAGTTCAAAACACATCAGTAGCAGATTCAACAGTAGGTGTAATGGTAAAACTAAACTAAATTAAAATGATAATAAACGGATATACAGTAACAAGCAATTTCTTTGATTATATTGATGAAACTTGCTGCCATTTAGAACTTGACCATTGCATAAGATTAGTACATTTGTCGGACACAGAATTTAAGACAATGGAAGAATTACAAACCGCAGTAAATGATTTAATTTTATGATACACCCACATAACCCCGACAATAGCATATTAGTCATCATTACAAGCGTTATAATTCAAGCAGGTGTGTGGACTTCGGATTGGTTCGGAAACATCAATCTAACTGGTATCTATGACACGATTTATGACTTTGCAAAGTTAGGTGCATTAATAGTTTCGATGTGGGCTTCTTACAGAGTAGCAAAGAAAAATAAAAATGACTAATCAAGAAATTGTAGCGGTTAAACCATTTATATTAGTACTTATTATATTGTTAGTTTATTTGATTGCGATGTTGTATCAGTATAGAGAAATTGCAAAGAATGTGGGAAGACTATTCAAGGGTGGTGTTGTTGCGTTGTTGGTTATGCTTGGCATTATTGATGAACAAAAATAATTTACTTATACATTCTAACACTATACTTAATTGCTTTGATAATGTCGCAATGATACCAGATTGTTTCATTGTCAATAAGCATACAAGTGTGACCCATCATAGATAGATTAAATCTTTCAATGTCAATGGGATATTCTTTTAGCAAAGTTTCTATTTCTGCTTTAATAAAACCATACTTGTGCTTGGTTGGGTAGTTGTAGACTCTTTCTGTTATGCTCATGATTTATTCTTTGTTTTCTGAAAAATATTCTTTTAACTTTTCTGCGTAATCCTTAAAAAATATAAAAATAAATTCGGTTATTTCTAACTTGCTCAATAGTTCATTGTCATCGGTTAACACAATAACAGTAGTGTCTGTCATCTTTTCTTTTATTAGTGTTTTAGTAGAATAAAAATACTTTATTCTTACTTCTTTAACATCGAAAACAAACACCTCATCATTGTATTCGTTGGTCGGAATGTCAATGTATTCCAACAAATCCTTGTCAAATTGCTTCTCATAAATAGTGTGGATACAATCAACAATAATGAATGATGTATTATCCATTATCGGTTGAATTAGTGGTTATTGAGTGATTTCTCATTAAAAAATATGTGTTATTCTTGCTATTTGACCATTCTCTTTACAATGTAAAAACCCCTCAACTGCTTTGGGTGCATGCTGATAACCATTTCTATGATGCCAACTATCTGTTCCACTTGGGCTTCTTAAACTTTCAACCGTTACTCCTATGAAATCTTTGCTTGTTTTGTGATGTACGTGGTGTGTATAAACATATCTGTGCTTTGTTTCGCCCCATTCTTGACTAAATTCTTGCGCCATTAATAGCGGTAAATCTCCTTGCTTTGCCCCATCTCCATGTGTTGTGCCAATCAAATTATTATGGTACTTATAACCTTTTCTATGTGCTATGGTACAATCAAAAGTTATATTCTTACAATCCTTAAAATATGTTTCTACAACTTGAGCCAAAAAGAAACCGTTTGTGTAGTCGTGATTACTTGGATTAAAAGTAAAGTGAACATCGGCAACACCTATTAATATTTCTAAAACATCAACGTACAACTGTTTAGCAATTAAAAAGTTTGTGTGCCACATTCCATCTGTGTCTTGCGGTGTCCCACTGGTAGTTGTTCTTTTTGGATTATCAATGTGCAATATATCGTTTCCACCAATAAACAATATCTTATCGATATCAAACGAGCTTACCTTTTGCAGTATTCCTTTTACACCCTCTAAAACCCTTTTAACCGCTACTTGGTTATCGTATGTTTCACCCGATTCAAACGATGTGCATAGTTTACCAATATGAATATCGGCAGGATCTAAAACAAGCAAATAAGAATCATTACTCTTTACTCTTTCTATTTGTGGGAACTTTGGCACATAAGCTTGTAAGTCTTTTAATAGTGCTTCTTTAAAATGTTCTTGTTCTTTTGCTTCTGGCTTTTTATAATTAGGATTAACCACAAACAAAGATGCTTCCTTGTTTTTTATCCACATATTCTTCGTGGATGTATTCGGAACATCCAAATTGTTGGTTGCTTGGTAGATTCCTTCGTGTTGGTCCAGTATTCTCTTTTTATGCCTAAAAATATACTTTCTAAATGAATTTACCTTTGCATCCTCCTCCCTTGTTGCAGTTGTGTTTAATATTTTAGCAACGATTTCGGAGCAAGCCAAGCCTTGTTGCAGCATTTCAGCTACAATCGAATCATACTTGTAAAATTCTGATGTAACTTGTGGCATATATATATGGATTTAATCTAACGATATAGCGTTGTCCTGCAGGATTTCAAAGAATTTTTCTTGGAATCGTTCTGCAAGTTCATATTCTTTGTCTGTAAGGTTGCCATTGTACTTGATTTCATCTCTCATAAACTGCTTGAAATCCCACAACACACAGTACATAGCACTTGCTTTAACTGCTAATTCAAAGTCACCTTTGTCATCTGGTAGATTAAATTTCAATGTTGCTTCCATTGAGCAAAGATAGTGATTTATTGATACAAATAACAAAGCCCTCACATTTCTGCAAGGGCTATGAACTAACTAACATTGAACGGGGCAAAGATAGTATATTATTTTAAATGTTCACGATTTCGTGAACGTATTATTTTAATCCCACAACAAGCCAAAGCATAAACATAGCCCCACCAACACACCACGCTGCTATCTTACCTCTCTTTTGTTGCTTTGTTTCTTGCTTACTTACTTTTAAAAGTAACGAATCCGTTACGTTTTCCGCCTTGTAAGCAACTATTAATGAATCCTTAATAGTTGATACCGAATCACAAAGTTGAAACGCAGTAAATAAGGCTGCATAGCTTGAATCTTTAACATTTATTATCTCATCACACAACACGAAGACTGTGTCACACTCTTTTGGCAATGTGTGACGCAACTTTTTCATCAAAGCTATGTTAGTATTCGTTAATGATATTTCCCTCTTTCTAATAGAGTCTTTAGCGTTATTTGCAGTTTGCAATCTTCGGTTAACTGATTCTAACTGGTTAAGCAATATTGCCTGCTCAATACCAAACTGCTTCTTCATTAGTTCCGCTTCGGTCTTGTAGTCGAATGGAATCGGTTTTGGTTGTTCTTTGGCGCAATGGTTAAGACCGATAATTAGCAGTAAGCATAGGACTGCGAATGTGATAAGTTGGTGTTGTGGTTTCATATTGTTATTGTTTATACCATTTGTTAAGCCAATCAATAAACGCTTCTGGTGTATTGACATCAACTTTAGTGTTATCTTTAAGCGTTATTATTTTATCTACGTTATCATAAAGCCACCATTGCACATCATCAAGAGCCCTTTCAAAGTCATTTTCATTTTCGGTAAACATTAGCGCAATGCTTTCTTCAAGCAAATTAATACCGTTTTCATAATCAATTAAATCTATACCCAAAGCCTTTAGCTTATCGTATGTTTCATGAATTTCTTTAATTCGTTTAAGTGTTCTTACTGCAAATTCTTTTTTCATATTATTGGGTTCAAATAGTTTGTTTTCAATGGCATTCATAGCCTTGTAATCTCTTTCATCCATATTGTTTGTTTTTAAATTTTAGCAGTCAGGACAAGATTCGAACTTGCTTTCTTTCTTTGTGGAGACTGCGTTTCCCTTACGCCACCTGACTGTTTTGCTCCTTATTCTCTTACCCTTTTATTTCGGAGCTGACCTGCTTATCTTCAAATACGAGTTTCTCAAGGGTACAGGTTGTTTGTAGTGAGGACAGGATTCGAACCTGTATGTAGTTAAGCTATCCTACATCTGAGTTTTTCGTTCTTCACTGAATAGGCTATTATAGATGCGTCTACCATTCCGCCACCTCACTATTTATATTGTTTATTTTAACACCCATCACCATCAATAACCTCAGTTCTTGTAGGTTTTTCGGTTGTGAATTTAGTTAAGAATTTAGTATTAATTAGCAAGAATGTCGCAGCCAAACCGCCCCAAAAGGCTTGCCTTAAACTGATTAGACCTTGCGTTTCTGCTAATGCTAAACTTGTTTGAATGAATGGCAATAAAACGTAGATTAAATAGTCTGCAATCTTTTTAAGTTGCTTGTTGTCGGGGCTGCGGTATTTCTGTTTTAGATTCATAGTTGTTTTATTTATTCGTTAGCTTCAACAATGTCAATAGTTATAAATGATTCTTTATCCAAGTAACGACCATTATTGTATTGATGTAAAAAAATAATTTGTTCTTCTTTTGTCATCTTTTTGCTAACTGTAAAAAATCCAGTGCCTAAAGTAGAATCGTTTTGTTTACTGGTTATTTTAAATCTATAACGAAAATTAGATTTTAATTCTTCTTGCATCAT